GCCGGCGAGGGAGCGCAGGTCGCGTCGGGATCGCAGCGAGGACGCGCCGGCGGAGAAGTCGGACGCGGAGGAGCCGAGTCAACCCAAGTGCGTCGCGACGGCCTCCGGCCCGTGTAGCTGCGGATGTCGCGCCGGCGACCGCGTCAGCGTGAAGGCACTCTGGACAAAGTCGACCGGGAAGCTAGTCAACGATCGGGACCTTGCACGATTCCTCGACTCCGTTGGCGCGACTCTCCGCAAGCAGGTCGAGGCGATCGTCAAGGAGATCCGCGCGGCCGGCAAGCCGACTCCGCAGATGCTTGAGCGTGTCGTCCGGCTCCTCGATCGGCAGAACTGGGATCCCGTCCTGCGCGACGCACTCGCGCCGTATCTCCGGCGCGCGGTCGACCACGGCTATCAGTACGGGATGCAGACGCTGTCGCGGGTCGTCGGATCGCCGGCGGTCGCGGAGATCGGCATGAAGGCACCGGAGCTGGCGCAGTATGCGGAGACGGCAACCGTCACCCTCTCGCAGACGGCCGCGTCGGGCATCAACCAGCGGACGCAGGTCCGCGTCGCGGAGATCCTCGGCGACGGGATCCAGTCTGGCGAGACGACTTCGCAGCTGATCCGGCGCGTCCGCGACTGGGCGACCAAGGAGGGCGACGGGTCGCGCGCGATGCGATCGCGCGCCGAGACGATCGCGAGGACGGAGGCCGCGCGCGCCGCGTCCGCGTCGACGGAGAATGCGTGGCGATCGACGGGCCTCGTGAAGGGCAAGCGGTGGCTGCTGGCCCCGGATCCCTGCGAGTTTTGCGAGGCAGCTGCCGCGATGTACGGGCAGGACGGCGTCGGCATCGAGCAGAGTTTCTTCCCGGTCGGCTCGGAGCTGAAGGGTGCGGACGGCGGCACGATGATGCTTGACTACGCCGATGTGTCCGGGCCTCCGCTGCACCCTCGCTGCCGGTGCGCGATGGTCCCGGTCCTCATCGACGACTACCAGCCGATTGTGGACGAGGCCATGCGCCGGATGGAGGCGCGACGAGCGAACAGGAGGGCAGGACGATGACGATCAAGCGCAAGGCACTTCAGGCGCAGGTCGCGCCGACTCCGAGCGGATTCACGGCGACGATCACCACCGAAAGTCTCGACAGGGACGGCGAGGTGGTCGTGCCGCAGGGCATGAACAGTCAGGAGTTTGAGCGCAACCCGATCCTCCTGTACAACCACGATGCGACCCTGCCGATCGGGAAGTGCGTCGGCCTCCGCCGGCGCGATACCGGCATTGAGGGCGACTTCGTGTTTGCCCAGCGTCCGGACGGCTACGCCGGCGACTATTTCCCGGAGTTTGTCGCCAGCCTCGTCGGGCAGGGCATCGTGAAGGGTGTCAGCATCGGATATGCGCCCCTGCAGGGCGGGATCCGTCGCGCCAGCCTCGACGACCGCAAGAGATACGGCGACGCGGTCCACACCGTCTTCAGCCGCTGGAAGCTTCTGGAGATCAGCGTCGCGCCTCTCCAGTCGAATCCGGATGCCCTCATCTCCGCGATCCGCAAGGGCGCGGTCGACGGCCGCGCGGCCAAGCGGTGGCTGGGAGTCGTCGACCGGCGCGTCAGCATCCGCGTCGAGATTCCCGCGCCGGCGTCAAGTCGAGAGGCGCGCCGGCCGATTAGCATTGACGACATCGTGGCGCGCGAAGTTGCGCGCGCGCGAGGACGGATCCAAGCGTAAGGATCGGCCGGTTGTGCGGCATCGTGCCTAGCACGCCGGCCTCGCCGAGCCGAGGAGCCGAGGAGATACCACCGTGAAGACGATGACCATCAAGGAGTTTGAGGCTGGCCTGCGGAACGCGGCCAAGCAGCACGGCGAGGACGGCGTGCGCATCGCGAAGTCGCTGATGCTGAACGGCGTCATGCTCGTCGACGAGGCCGGCGCGCCGATCGACCCGGAAGCTGTCGACATCTCGATCGCGCCGGCGACCGCCACCAAGGCGATGGACGAGGTCGAGGACGAGGAGGAGGACAAGGAGGAGGAGGCCAAGCAGATCGCCAAGGCGGTCCGCAAGGCCCTCCGTCCCGACGAGGGCATCACCGTGCCGCGCGGAATCGTGCAGGCCGGCGACTCGCCTCGCCGTGTCTACAAGACGGTCCGCCACTTCAAGTCGGCGGAGAAGGCGTTCCGATTCGGCCAGTTCCTCCTCGGGATCTCGGGCCGGCAGAAGAGTCTCAACTGGTGCATCTCCAACGGCGTCTTCACCAAGGCGCACACGGAGACGGTCAACTCGGCCGGCGGATTCCTCGTCCCGGAGGAGTTTGAGGCCGAGATCGTCACGCTGCGCGAGCAGTACGGCGTGTTCCGTCAGAACGCCCGCATCGTGCCGATGAATCGCGACACGAAGTGGATGCCGCGCCGGACCGGTGGCCTCACGGCCTACTGGGTTGGCGAGTCGACCGCCGGTCAGGAGTCCACCCAGAGCTTCGACCGCATCCAGCTGGTCGCGCGCAAGCTGATGGTCCTCACGACCGTCTCGACGGAGCTGGACGAGGACGCGATCACGAACATGGGCGACGACGCCGCGCAGGAGATCGCGTATGAGTTCAGCAAGCGCGAGGACGAGGCCGGATTCAACGGCGACGGCACCAGCAGCTACGGCGGCATCGTCGGCCTGACCAACGCGGTCGGCACGGCCGGCGTCGCCGACTCGGGCCTCGGCACCAGCGACCTGTCGAACGCGACGATGGCGATGGTTGCCAAGATGTTCGCGAAGCTGCCCAACTGGGCGATGAACGGCAGCGTGAAGCTGTACTGCCACAAGTCCGTCTATCACGAGCTGTTTGAACGGCTCGCGATGACCTCGGGCGGCGTCACCGGAGCGGAGGTCGCGGCCGGCTACTCGCCGCGTTTCTTCGGATACCCGGTCGTCATCTCGCAGGTGCTTCCCTCGTCGGCGACGACGACTGACGGCACCGTGCTGGCCTACTTCGGCGACCTCTCGCAGGGCTGCTACTTCGGCGACCGGCGCGAGGTGACCGTCAAGGTCAGCGACTCGGCCCTCAACGCGTTTGAGCAGGACGAGGTCGCGATCAAGGGCACCCAGCGTGTCGACATCGTCTGCGCGAATGTCGGAGACGCGACTAACGCCGGCGCAGTCGTCAAGTTCACCCGCTGACCGGGAGAGGGACCGATGCCACACAACACCTTCGACATCAAGACCATCACGCTCTTCTCGGCCAGCGTCGCCTCCTCGGCGACGCAGACGGCCTCGATCGACTGCCGAGGATTCGGCGAGGCGTCCATTCGCCTGTCGAGCAACGGGACCGGGACGCCACTCGCACTCAAGGTCGAGGAGTCGGACGACGACTCGACTTGGACCGCGATCGGCCTGACCGGCGGCACCGACTTCTCGCTGGCGAATCTCGCGACCACCACCAACCCGCTGGCGGTGTTCGATGTCAACCTCGTCGGCAAGAAGCGGTACCTGAAGCTGACGGTCACGCCGGGATCGACGCAGGTCCTGTGCGCCACCGCCAACCTCGGCCGTGCTTCGACTACGCCGGCGGCGAACGCCGCGCACACCGGCAGCGTCTGATGTAGCATTCTCTCGGAGTCGGGAGGGCCGGCTGACGCCGGCCCTCCCGATTATGGCGAGACTCGACATCGGAGGCCCCGGCGGCGACGGCTGGCAGTCGTGGGACATCAAGGACGGGCGCGACGCGCGCAAGTTGTCCGGGATCGCGGACGGCACGCTTGACGCGATCCGTGCCAGCCATGTGCTTGAGCATCTGCCTCGGGCCGAGGTCATGCCGACCCTTCGCGAATGGTGGCGCGCACTCCGCGTCGGAGCAGAGCTGCGCGTCGCCGTTCCCGACTTCGACCTCATCGTCAACGCGTACCAGTCGCCGCAGGCCGGCGAGTTGCCCGTTGAAGCGTGGCTGCTCGGCGGTCAGGTCGACGAGGACGACCAGCACCGGAGTCTGTTCAACGAGCAGAAGCTAACGCAGCTGCTCGGCCTCGCAGGCTTTGAGGTCCTCGGCCGCTGGGACGGCGACCAGTCCTGCCTCTGCGCGTGTACGCCGTGCAGCCTGAATCTCCGCGCGGTCAAGAGGACGCGACAGATCGCACCGGTCCGCCCCCTGACCGATACCTGCGCCGTGATGAGCCTCCCGCGCATCGCGTGGACGGAGACGATGGGCGCGACGGTCACCGCCTGCCGGCGTCTGCAGATCGACTTCGTGCGAGCAACCGGCGTCTTCTGGGGGCAATGCCTCACGAGGACCTTTGAGGAGATCATCCGCCGGGGCGAACACGACTGGATCCTCACGATTGACTATGACAGCGTCTTCGACGAGCAGGATGTGCTTGCACTTCGGTCCGTCGCCGACGCCGAGCAGCTCGATGTCGTCTGCCCTCTTCAGATCGGCCGCGACCGCGACAGCTGCCTGATGCTCCTCGACGACGGGACCGGCAACCCTCGCCGCGAGATGCCGGCCAGCGACCTCGCGCAGCCATACCTGCAGCCTCTGTGGGGACACTTCGGCCTCACCCTGATCCGCGTCGAGGCCCTCAAGCGCATCGCGCGGCCGTGGTTCAACTCGCACCCGGACGAGGACGGAGGATGGGGCGACACGCGCACCGACGAGGACATCCATTTCTGGAAGCAGGCGCGCGCGGCCGGGATCAAGATGGGCGTGACGCCGCGCGTCCGGATCGGACACCTTCAGCTGATGGTCACTTGGCGGGGGCCGGACCTCATCCCGATCCACCAGTATCTGCCCGAGTACGGGGCGCAGGGACGCCCGTGAACGCGTTGACGATCCTGCTGGAGCCGTGGGCCGGCCATCGACGAGGCGCGGCCGTCGTCATCGAGCGGAGTCTGGCCGAGAGGCTGGAGGCCCTCGGCGTCTGCCGGATCGTCGTCGATGCCGAGACGCCCGAGGAGCCGAGGCCGGAGGAGTCAGGACCGGAGACGGACAAGCCGATGAAGAGGCAGAGGAGATCCCGTCGTGGCCGTGAATGAGTTTGCCATCATCACCCTCGCCGACCTCAAGTCGCACTTGGGTATCACCGGCTCGACCTATGACACCGAGCTGGAGGACGCGATCGACGCGGCCACCGGGATCATTGAAGACTATCTGGGCCACATCGTCATCACGCGCCGGCTCCGAGAGTGGACGACCAGCGACGGCAGGTCGACCTATGCGACCCGCGAGAGGCCGATCCAAGTGGTCCACTCGATCCGATTCGGCCGTCTCGCCTGCATGACGATCGAGTCGACTGACTCGACGGACATCGAGGCGACCGTATCCGTGAACGGCGACCACATCCGCCTCGACCGCGTCGACGCGTTCGGGGCGGAGCATCAGACGACGCTGTCGTTTGGAGGCAACAAGACGACCAGCGCGATGGCCGCAGCGATCTCCGGCACGACCGGATTCGCCGCGACGGCGACGGTCAACGCGTCGATGTACCACATCCATCGCGTCGCCGGCCGGGACCTGAAGCTGTCGACGATGACGCTGTACGCCGCAGATCAGGCGCAGCTGGACACGGAGATTGACTACTCGCGCGGAGTCATCCACCTGACGCACAAGCCATACGGCTGGGTCGACGACGGCTGGCCGCGCGGACCGCTGTCGCTGCTGGTTGACTACACCGCCGGCTATGACCTCGCGGATGTCCCGTTCGCGATTCAGAACGCGGCGCGGACGATCGCCGCCGGCCGCTACTTCGCGCGCAAGAGGGATCCGGGCCTGTCGAGTGAGAGTCTCGGCGACTACAGCTACCAGCTGGCCTCTGCGGAGGACACGGAGCTGGTCGCCCTCCGACAGCTTCAGTCGCACCGGAGGATCAGGTGAGTGCCTCGTCGCTGATCGCCGCGCGCGGCGTCCGCGTCGCCCTGTATCGACCTGCGGAGGGCCGGCGGTCGGACGGGTCGAAGACACGGACAGAAAGCAAGGTCGCCGACTTCATCGCGTTTGTTCAGCCCCGATCTGCCAGCCAGCTTCGCGCGGACGGCCGCGAGACGATGCGCCAGTCCGTCGTCATCTACTTCGACGGCGTCGTCGACATCCGCACGGACGATCAGATCGGATATCCGAACGCGACGCCGCAGCACCGCTATCGCGTCACCGGCGTCCGCGTCCCGGACGAGGTTGCCGCTACGGCGCAGAACGCCCATACCATCGTCGACGCGACACGCGTGGAGCCGACCGTCTGATGCCAGCGACCTTCGTGCCAAACCCGCAGTTCCCGGATGCCTACAGGCGCGCCGTCAACGAGGGTGTCGTGGCATTCCTGCTGCTCGTCTCGGCCGGCCTATACACGGAGCTGTCGCAGCCGGGAACGGGCCGACGCTATCGCCGAGGGAAGGGCAAGCGCAAGGGCCGGAACAAGAGGGCGAAGGGCATTCATGTCGCGTCGGCTCCGGGCCAGCCTCCGGCGGTCGACACCGGCGCACTCCGAAGGTCGTGGCAGTTGTCGCAGTCGGCGGCGAGGTCCGGCGAGTCGAGCGGAGGCAAGGGACCGATCCTGCGACGACTCTCCGCCGGCGACCTGATCGGATACCGGCTCGGATCCGCACTCCCATACGCCGCGATCGACCGTGGCTACGGGCGCGTCAAGCCTCGGCCCTACATCGCACCGGTCCTCGCGGACGCCGCGCCTAGCTTCGCACCGATGGTCGCGGTCGCACTCCAGCGTCGCCTGCCGGCGATCGGAGGTCCGTCGTGAGCAGCGCGATCCTCGATGCCCTCTGGACGAAACTGGCCACGACCTCCGGATCAGGATTCGTCGCCGACCTCGGAGGGCGCGTCTGGCTTGACCTCGCCCCGGACGACGAGGCCCTCCCGCTTTGCGTGTACTCCGGCACGACGACCCGGTTTGAGCGTAGCGTCTCCGGGATCGACCACACGATGCGCGTCGTGTTCTCGCTGTACGATTCTGCCGATACCAATGCGGACATCGTCGCGGCGCAGAACAAACTGCGGTCCCTCCTCGACGGTGCCGCCCTGACGGCGACCGGCTACGACAGGGTGCTGTGCCAGTTGCGGAGTCGCGGCGTCCCGACTCTCCAAGACGACTCGTGGACGCTGTCAGAAGAGTATGAGCTGCGCGGCCGGCTCACGACCTAACAGGAGCAACCGATGGCAAGTCTCACCCCAGTTGGCAATGACGGCGTCGCGGACCTCGCGACCGGCGAGATGAATGTCAAGGTGTGGGCGGCGACCGTCACTCGCACTTCGACCGACACGACCGGATTCGGAGCAAGCGGCAAGACGAGGCGACTCGGCGTCTGCGACATCACCGGATCTCTCGGCGGTCAGTCCCTCGTCGGGTCGGCTGGCCAGTCTCCGTGGGGCACGCTGACGGGCAACGCCCTGCCCGACCAGCCGGGTGGCACGCTGACCCTCTCGCTGTACGGCGGCACCACGACCACCGCGACCAACGCC